TGTCTTTCGCCACGGCAAGGATTTCCTCGTAGATACGCTCAGGGACAGACTGAAGGGAACCAAATTTAAGCTCAAGTAAGGAGATTAGGCTATCAAGTTGCGATTGAGCCTCGCTGGTGTCGACCGATATGGATGCCAGCAATTTTTTATCTTCCATTTATCTACTCCATTAAAAAACCCGCCGGAGCGGGTTTGGTTTAGTTATTCAATTGCCTGCGGAGACTTAGGAGTATCTTCGATTATAATGTCGAATTTTTTGATATCCCCATCCTGAGGCGTAATCTTAAATTCAGAGTTAGCCGGGATGATCCCCTCCACAACACTCCCGTTAACCATTTCCAGACGGAATTTTACCGGTCTGTTTTGGCGGAAAATGGTAGTCTTGCCTATCTCCATACCCCTACTAAAACTTTCTCCAGGCCCATAGATATTATCTTTCCCCATCAAAACGCTCCATTTGCTTTACGAGATAACCCAAGCGTCGATTGTAGCGTGCTGATGTAAGGCCCATTGCGTTCCGCATCAGAAATCAGGAATTCCAGCACATAATTACCGTCATTCTGAGTGGCCCCCATGTATTGCGGCTCAGCATTGGACGCTTGATTGTTGATGACTACCTGAACATTCAACCCGCCGCCGCCCTGCATATCCTTATTGCTGATGACCTTCCCGTTATCGCCGGGGATCATGTACTGCTTGCCGGTGCTGGCCTGGTAAATCTCTGGCTTACCTTTCTCGCCGACCTGATACAGGCCACCGGCTGATACCGGTCCGCCATTGTACCGCGCTCCCGCTATTGAAAGGGCCTGCGCCATGCCAACTGTTGAAGCTATTCCCGCCTGTGCCGGCACTGCATTCGCGCCAGCAGTTGCAAGAGATGTCATTGCGGCTGCAGGGGCCATGGAAGCGGCGATTAGCTGCCCTTGCGCAATAGCCATTCCAGAAGCGGCGGTCATGCCAGCCTGACCCATAATTACAGACTTCAACCACTCAACCCCCATCTGAACAAAGGAGTTGATGACGCTGTTAAGTACCGTCGAGCCTAGCGACCGCATAGCTTCGCTGACAGACATGCTGCCAGTGATTATGCCAGTGAGGGCGTTGGAGGCGTTTCCAGCAAATGAATCAAACGCCGCGGCAGCTACTTCATATCCTGCATTTTGTTGTCGCCATATCTCCCACTGCGCCGCTATGCGCTGTTGCTCGTACTGAGTGTTAGCGGCATTCATCAGCTCAAGTCCGCGCTGAGTAATCTGCCCCTTCTGCGATTCAAACTGCTGGATTAGAGCCAACTCCTGCGCGTGCTGGTTAGCCAGCTGTTGGATAGGGTCAATCTGCCCCCGAGCTTCCTGCATGGGGCTTACAGTTTGCTGAGCGCGTATCTTAGCCAGATTAACCTGGTGCTGAGCCTCCAGTTGCTCACTGGTCTGATTGTACTGCTGCTGAGTGATTTTTTTGGCGGCCAGTGCAGTTTGCAGATCTTTAACATCCTGCTGGTAAGACGCATTCTCTCTGGCTTCAGGGAGCAGTTTTTCTGCCGCAGCCTGGGCTTTGAGGGCATTAGCCGTATCCCATATTTCTCCACGGTATTTACCGGCAAGAGCAATTTGCTCTTGGGTGGCTCCCTTACCTAGTGATTGCTGAGCCTGTAATACTGCCTGCTCCCGGCTTAACTCCTGCGTTGAGCCAGCAGCGAGCTCTGATTGCTGGCGCAGATTTTCAAGTTTTTGGTTTACCGATTCCTGCTGGTTAGCAAGTTTCTTAGCCTCAGATTCCGCTTCCTTGGTGGCCTTTTTGTTATTTTGCTGCGCTTGTTGAGCATCGAATTCAGCTGCTGCTCTGTCACGAGCAAGGTTAACATCCGCCTCTGATCCACCGAGTTTCCTAATGTCCTGCTCAGCCCTTAATTGCGCTCGCTTCCTGTCATTAAGCTCGCTCTGAAGTGTTACCTGATCCTGTAGCTTATCCAGATACTCCTGAACATCTTTCGGGCGTTCAACCATGAGGCTGCTGGAGTTGAATTTGTCTTTTGCCTTGGCCGCAAAATTAATCATATCTCCCAACTTGCTCATCATGCCGGCAGCAATTCCCGCTTCCTGCCCATCCCTGCGCAGCAAATCGATACCTTGCTTCATCGTTCCGTTTAGCGTAGCGCGGCCAATGTTAATGGCGTTTTGGGTCTGACTCAGTCTGTTCTGGGCCTTCTCCAGCTCAAGGGTAGCTATAGCTAGGTTATCCTGTGCGCCGCTAAGCGCCTCGGCAGCCTGCCGCCCTCTCGTTGTATTCGTACCCCAGTTTGCAATTTCTCGCTGCTGTCGCTGGACAGCCGATGTCGCGTCATTGAATTCCTTTTGTGCGTCTGATACCGCGTCACTTAATTCAGGCAGGCTTTGGCTTAGCTTTCCTATCGTTGCCGCCAGCTCTGTATGCGACATCGTCTGGAATTTTGAGCTCAGATCGTTAACGCTATCTGCAAGGGCATTAGCGTCACTCCTGGCCTCTTTTGCGCGCTGTGAAAAGTAAAGGATTGCACTAGCAGCAAGCATTGCCGCTCCGGCAGGCCCACCAATTAACCCGAGAGCCCTGCTAGCCAGGCTGGCACCAGATGAGAGAGCCATTTGAGCAGCCCTGTTTGCCGCCAGTGCTCGATTATAATTATCAACCGCACCGGCAGCCGCAACCCTGGCAACGGACAAGCGCTGTTCAGCTGCCGCAGCGTTGGTTTCGCTGATAGCAGTAAGGCGCATCATTTCTGCGAGCCTTATCTCATCTAAGGCCCGTTGTTTTGCGACCGCTGCAGCCCTGAGGTCTGCCGCTGCTTTATTCGCGGAAGCCTGAGCTGCTAATGATTCTTCTGCTGAAAGCGTGCGTGATGCGGCAGCTGCTTTGATTTTAGCCGCAGTGGCCATAGTTAAGGCACCGACATACCGACTCCCAAGAATAGCCGCGACACCAGTCAGCAACGCGCTCAGTCCGCCAATATTTTCACTGATGGTGACGACTGCATCACTGAAAATTGCCGCGCCTGTTTTAACCGTAGAATTTTCACCGAAGAACTTAGTAATGTTATTGCCAGCAACCTGAAGAGCCTGGCTGATAGTCGTAGTGGTGTTGGCAAATTCAGCACCGATTACACTCCCCTGGGAAAGCAGGCCGTTAACCACAACATCTGTCGTTAGCTTGCCCTGTGCCGCCATGTTGCGCATCTGGCCGATGCTGACCCCCATAGAGTCAGCAAGAGCTACGATAAGGCGGTTACCCTGCTCGTTTACAGAGTTGAATTCCTCACCGCGCAACGCGCCAGAGGCCAAGCCCTGAGATAGCTGAATAATGGCATTTTCAGCCTCTTGTGCCGTTGCGCCCGAAACCACAAATCCCTGATTGATAATCGTGGTTAATTTTGCCAGATCTCCAGCGCTGGTTCCGTATTGCCTGGTGGCTCTCTCTAAACGTGCATATAGGCATGCAGTAGCATCCAAGCTGCTGCGAGTCTGCTGCGTGATGTTGAAAACGAGTTCAGTTACATCAGCAAGTTGTTCAGACGGGCGAAGGGAGTTAGATAATTTGTTATTAACCGTGGCCCATGCATCAGCATATTCAGCCACTTGCTGGACAGAAAGAGCTGCTGTCAGTGCAACCGCAACGCGGGACAAGCTCGACATTGAGCGCTCTGTGGTATCAATTGAGCGTGATGTTTTATCAAAGCCACGCTCCATTAGATCAAGGCGCTGATTGACGCGCTGCTGCGAAGTCAGCAGACCGCGTACATCCATCTCAATGTCGTAATAAATGCCGCCAGCGTTCTCTGCCATTTACTTTTCTCCGGGCAATAAAAAACCCCGCCGAAGCGAGGTTTTGTGGTTGAGTTTTGTTATATTAGCCCAGCTTTTCTTCGGGCCTCTTCGAGATACTCATCATCTGTTTTTTCGGGACCTAGGTCTAAAGGCTGCTGCCTTTGCCACTCTTTTAATTTACCGCTAAGTGCATAAATGATTTTGTCGAAGTTTTTCTGATGCCTGTGTGCACCTGTCACGTTAACGCCTAACTTCAGGGCGGAGTCTATACCGACGACGCATGAGTTTTCGCCGTCGGAATTCACCACAATAGACACATTTTCACCCCATGAGAAAAGTGAAATTCCAGCACTTACGGAAACTCGGCGAAGTGTGTCATCTTTCTGTTTAATCGTCATCCCGACTTCTGGAATAGCCTCTAAAAGTTTTTCAAAGGCAACGTCAGCCGGAAATGGAAAAATTTGCTGCGTAGATTGACTGGCAAAGCTCATATCCCTATCCCCTCGGTAAATGATGCGGCAATCGTAGCAGAGGGGAAGCGATACGACAAAACCCGCAGTTAAGCGGGTAGAAAAACATTAGGTCTTAACCTTCTTTTCTCGGAGGAGTTCGGCGGCCTATTACAAAGACTGTTGCAAGCCCAATAAGATCAAGCCCAATTAAAGTGCCAGCAAAAATGGTATTACCACGATAAGCAAAAACAGAGGCGATCCCAAGTATCACCAGTGTTATCGCAAAGCCCATCCACTGACCTCTTTGGTCCCGACTTATGGTGCCCCTGATGGCCATATCCTGAGTGCTATGTCTGAATTTCTGCTCATTCTCCGCCATAGCAAAGAGTCGTTCCGCCCCGCCGGGGAGGATCTCATCATAGCTCTGCATCACTTCGGGAGGAGGAAGAGGTCCGGAGTAATGAGTTTCATGCCTGACCATAGCCTGAAACTTCCCGCTACCAAGCAAGACGTCGATGATTTCTGGATTTGCCTCCAGCTCCTTCTCTATCTTGCCGGCCTTTGCGACAACATTGTTATTGCTTTGCGGCTTCGGCTTTTGCTGCATTTGCTAATGTAATTGCGCGTCCAAAATCTCCACCAATGCGTCTGAAATCACTACGCAATGGATCGGTGCCAATGGCTCTTTTGGCGATTTTGACGTAATCGGTTGACGGAGCGATATCAAGAATGCTTCCGGCAGCGCGTAAGTAGCGGCGTACTGTTGCTTTCATGCTTCCTCCGATAGTTGAATGGGATATAAATGAATACCTGTTTCAACCGAGTATACAACCGAGGTTGTGGAGGATCAACGCGATGTTGCTTTATTGCAACTAAGCCTGTTTCTGGCGCTTTGCACCGTGCCACTCATGAAGCACCTTACCGTCATTTGACATGAGGGTTGCAACGTCTGATTCGTCAAGAAAAAGGAAGCCTTCTAGATCACTGTGATGCGATGGTTTCCAGTGTGACGTCCGCCATGATATCGCTGGTTGTTCGCCCTCATAGCGACCAGACCTTACCCCGTATGAAGCTTCTACAACCTCGATTGTGGACTGAGTCATGCCGCCATGCATCGTCCGGCCTGAATTCAAGGTGATATGAAGATACATGATAATCTCCAGATGAAAGCCCACCGTGGCGGGCTATCTTGATTGGTAAGTTTAGGATGTTCACGCCTCAAATCCTGGGAGGTACATCTGAACCTCATCGACCACACGGGCGCGGGCAGCCATAAGCAGGCGCTTTCTTCCTCCGGCCCCCCACTTGCCCATTCGACTTGCGCATTGACTAACTTCCTTCGTTTCAGCGTTTATCACATGGTCGATTTTATTTAAGCGGGCCATGGCATCAAATCCCTGACGGACAAGAGACTGGAATGTCTGATAAACGCGGATTTCAAACTCAGCACTGAGCCACGCAGCATAACGAATAGCGACGATCTCCATAGCCCAGACGCCTTGATTCAAACCACCGTTAATAACCTTAACTGGTTGATTTTCCTCCAGAGTGCATTTTTGCATTCTGGCTAAAGTCTGAACAAAATCTTTAATCTTTTTGGAGCGTAGGAACTGACTGGGCCCCTGATTCTCTTTGGCTTGACCGCTACATACTGCCGAAGCGTGCAGGTCATTCAGGCTGTAGCGCCCCTGGCCATCGACACGAACGGAGACGCCGTTCACTGATACTGTTGGATATTTCATATCGGCTTACCTTTTAGTGATGAACCTTGTCGCACAGGAAACCGGCCCACAGAAGGCACCG